TGGTCACCAGCTACGGGCGCGAGTTCTCGATAGACGGGCAAGCACAGACGCAAGCCTTCGGCATCAGCGTCAACAACGGCAACGTTACTTTCTCCGTGACGACGGCCAATGGGGTGTTCTCCGTCTCCACGACCGGCGGTCTGCTGACGGCGGCGAGTCACCATGTCGCCTGCGTCTACACCGGCGCTCTGCTGAAAATCTTCATCGACGGCGTTTTGAACGTCAGCACGGCGGCGACCGGAGCCATTGTGCAGCAGCCGTGGGAGTGGGTGCAGCTCGGGTGCCTGGCAACTGACTTATACGAGGGGCATACCGTCGGGGGGTTGCCGGGGAGAATCAGCCAATTGCGCTTGTCCGACGCGGTTTTCAGGACCGCGGATTTCAACCCGTCGGTGTTCGTCGCGCTCAACTTCACGACAACCGACCGCTTCTTCATGCTCGCCAACCTGGCGGACACGGATCATTTGTGTGGGCCGTGCTTATTCTTCCAATCGCGCACGTCTACAAACGGCTGGCTCCTGATCCGGTCCAATACCTACGCCGTCACCGGGGGCGGCCAGCCATACAAGCAAGTCGCGGACGTTGTTCTAAACGGCAGCAGTTCCGCGCCAACTCAGTTAGCGATTGTCGGCGTCGGCGCAGCGTACAGCATGATTACAAACGTTCGGGCAGCCAACGCCAGAGTGGGACTCTGCCTGCAAAACAATTGCTATTCCTCCGTGGTCACGGACTGCGAGTTCGACGTGGGATCGGCTTACGGCCGATACGGGCTCTTGTCCGCCGTCAGCAACGCGCACATGAATTTCATGCGGGTCGTTCTCGACGGCTTCCCCTACGGCCTGATCGTGGGCGGCGGTGAATTCGGCGGCAAGTGGCTGAACTTCCACGATGGGGAGATCAGGGCCAGCTATGTAGGCATCTGGACCTACGACCACTTCACCACGATTTCCATATCCGGCATCTACATGACCTCGGATACCATTCCGCTGGAGTTTTTCGTTGTTGCATCCAATGTCGCCGGTTTCTCCTGCGAGGGCGGCATTTTTGTGATTCTCGCGTCCGGCGTTGACGACCACGTTCCCACGGCGTTGTTCAGGCTCAAGAACACCGCAAAGGGAGCGACCCTGAGTAATGTTGTTTTCAAACACGGCTACAACGTCCCGGATGACATTCCCATATTCGACACCGGCACGGACAGAATTGGCTTGACGCAGTGCGCCCGGTTGCACGTTGTCTAAGGCACAACCCATGATTACCTTTCAACTCACCGGCGACAAGGAACTAGATCGCAAGTTCCAGGAGCTGCCCGCGAAGGTGGAAAAGAAGGTGCTGCGCGAAGCTCTCCGGCCGGCAGCCAAGATCATCCTTGCGCAGGTCCAGGCTGACGCACCCACGCGCTCCGGCAAGACAAAACAGAGCTTCAAGGTTCGGGCCAAGAAACGCTCCCGGCGTGACAAAACCTATGTCGGCGTGCAGGTCGTGACCAGCAAAGCCTTATTTCAGGGGCCGCAATTTTATGTGGCCTTTGAGGATTTCGGCCACAGGTTCGGCCCGCGCAGTCTGGGAGACGCGCGCAAGCAATATCCGGGAAGCCATTTCACCGAGCACGCCTTTGAGAAGAAAGCTGAGGACGCCAAGGCGGACGCAATCAAACGGATAGCCGCGGGCATCGAACGGGAGGCGGCCAGTGCCGGTGGTTGATTTCAACGTGGGCAAGTGGGTCAAGGCCATCCTGACCGCCGACCAGGGGGTGAAGGCATTGGTGGCCGCGCGCATCTACCCGGTGACGATCAACCTGGCCACCGACTACCCGGCGATTACCTACCGTCGCGTTGGCGTTGATACGCCGGGGACGGTGAAAGGGCTGGCGGGAATCCTTCGGCCGATTGTGAGAATCAACGGTTGGGACAAGGAATACGACAGTGCGTGCGCCGTTGTTTCGGCAGTTCTGGAAGCTCTCAAGGACGGCGGCTCCATTGCCCGCCAGCCGCAGGCCAGCGGCCTCAAGGTGGGAACGGTTCTGGCGCAGGGGGCTGGCGATGAGTTCTTCGCCCCGAACGACGCGAGCAAGGACTTCCTGTACGGCCCGTTTGTGGACTTTCTGATTAGCTACCAATAAAGGGGGTGACCCATGCCGGGAACCGTGGGAGTGGAAGGATTTGGAATCGCCATCGCGTTTCAGTCGGGCTTCTTCGCGGCCATCCGCGAGGTTGACGACTCGGGCATGAAGCGGAACGCGCACGAGACGACCAACGACGCCTCCACCGTCGTCTCGGGCCACGCACACCGGACGTTCATTCCGTCGAAGCTGATTGACGACGGGGAACTGAAGGTGACGTTGCTCTACGACCCGAGTAAGGCGCCGCCCATCGACAAAGCGGCTGAGACAGTCACGGTATCGCTGCCCATACCGATCGGTGGGCTCACGGCGGCCACGCTCGTTGGGTCCGGCTTCCTGACCGAATCTGGGCAGAAAATCCCTTACGACAACCTGATGATGCAGGACGTGACGATCAAAAAAACCGGGCAATGGGTGCTGACGCCGGGAACCTAACGAGGGCTTTATGACTCTGAGTCGAGATCAGTTGTTGTCCAAAAACGGGCAGGCCATCGAGAAGGTTCCCCTGCGCGGCGACTGTGTATATGTGCGGCGCATGACCGCCGACGAACGGGACGAATGGGAGGTAGGTCAGTACCTCGTCAACGGGAAGGACGTATCGGTCAACCGCCGGCAGCTTCGGGCGCGGCTTATTCTCCGGTGTATCTGCGACGAACACGGCGCGCGGCTCCTGGCTGACACGGACCTCGCGGCCGTGGGGGCGATGGATTCTGACGAGGCCGACCTGCTCTACGAAGTTGCTCAGCGGCTCAACCGGCTGCGCGCCGAGGATGTGGACGACCTGGAAAAAAACTCCGAAGGCGGCCTAGCCGCCAATTCCTCCTAAAGCTGGTGGTGCGATGGGGTCTTCCCCAGCACGAGATTCTTGCGCGTTGGACCGACGACGAGCTTTTCGAGCTGAAGGTATTTGATGAGCGCTTCCAGCCGTTCGGGGACGAGTGGCGGCAGGCGGCGCTGATCGCGGCCAAAATCCACAACGCCTGGATGAAGCCGGTTGTCAAGGACGAGGCGGAACTGATGCCGTTTACCAAGCCGCAGATCAGGCCACGCAGGCAGACGGACGCGGAAATGGCGGCCATCCTCATTCGGAAGCTGGTGGGCTAATGGCCACAGTCGGCAGCCTCATCATCAACGTCGGCGCGAATATCGCCGAGTTCCAGAAAAAGATGGGCGGCATTGGCCAGACGCTTCAAAGTTTTGCCGGCAAGGTGGGTATAGCTGCCGGCTTTACTGAGCTGGCCCACAAAGTAAAGGAAGCCGCCGACGAAATTGCGCGCGTCCAAAAGCTGGCGAACATGCTCGGCACATCCAGGGAGTTCGCCGAGGGTCTAACGCTCGGCATGAAGCAGCTCGGGCAGGACGCGACCGCTGTCGGTCAAGCCATGCGGCACCTGCAAAAAGACATAGGCGAAGCTGGTATCGCTGGCAGCGAGGCCGCAAAGAAGTTCGAGAAGTTCGGCATCGACACCAGCAAATTCGGCACCGGGGATTTCCAGGGAACCTTGGGAAAAATCGCGGATGCGATTAACGCGATTCCCGATCCGGCTCAGCGCGCCGCGGCCAAGCTGGAACTTCTCAGCCGGCACGGAATGGAAATGGCCCCAATACTGGCGCTAGGCAGTAAGGGTATGGAGGCATTGGCCCAAAAAGCCGCACTTCTGGGCGGCGAGGTCAATGAGATTCAAGGGCAAAAAGTTCTGTCGGCCACGAAGGCGTGGAAAGCCGGCTTTGCCGACGCCGGCGAAGCGATTAGTGGCGTCTATAATCGGCTCGCCGTTCTGGTGTCTGGGCCGATGGAAGACTTTGGTAAGGGGTTGTCGATTGTCTCCGAACGCTTCGCTGGCGGCATGTCGCACATGGCCCGCGGGTTCTCGATCATTTCCCACGGCTTCGACGTGGCGGCGGCTGATGCGACGATAGCAAAGGAAAAGGCCGATGCCGCAGCCGCCGAAAAAAGGCGGCTGGCTGTTGAGAGAAATGCGCTGCAAGACCAAGCAGCGAAAAAGGCGGTTAGCGATCTTAGCGACATACTAGACAAGGAAGCGCTTGCGCACACAAAGGTGGCGCACGCGGCTGACTTTGAGAAAGCCAAGAAGGCTGGCGCGACTGAGGCCATGCTCGCGCCGCTACGGGCGAAGGCAGAGTTAGAATCCTTCCGCCAGACCGCCGACGCGATCAAAGAGCAGATTATCGAGCAGTCGATTGCAGCAACCAGAATGCCGGAGAAGATTGACGCCTGGAAGGCAGCGCAGGCTGGACTAACAAAAGCTCATCAAGAGGAAATCGAAGCGCTCGGGCGCGTGCGCCGGCTCAGCGCTCTGGCCTATCAAACATTCGAGGAAACGCGCACGCCCCTGGAATTGTTCAACCGCAAGCTG